CTGGCCATCCTTGAGACGAAGCTGGAGTTCGGCGACGAGAAATTCAACAGCATCGACAAGAAGTTCGACGAGGTTATGATGCACCTGCGCCGGATTGAAGACAAGCTGGACAACAAGGCAGATCGGTAATGGCGTTTAAGCTAGGCCCACGTTCCCTGTTAAACCTTCGTGGTGTGCATCCCGATTTGGTGCGCGTCGTTAAACGCGCTATCAGCCTCTCCGATATTGATTTCACTGTCATCGAGGGGCTGCGGACCCCCGCACGGCAGAAAGAACTATTTGCCAAAGGCGCAACCAAGACGATGCGTTCGCGCCACATTCATGGCTTCGCGGTTGACATCGCGCCGTATGTAGCGGGCAGCATTCGTTGGGACTGGCCGCTGTTCGATAAGATTGAAGCGGCCATGAAGAAGGCCGCGCATCTTGAAAATGTGTCGATCACTTGGGGCGGAGACTGGAAGTCGTTTAAGGACGGCCCGCATTGGGAACTTCCGCACGCTAAATACCCAGACCCAAAATGACGATTAAAGAACTTGAGACCGCGCTGCTTGAGCGTGTCCGGGTTTGGTGGCGTCCAGTCACATGTGTCGGTATTGCTTGCGGTGTTATTGTAAATGCGGTAGCCTTGCCCATTGTAAACAGCCAGTCAATCTCACTTACGGACTTGGCGGCTACGATTGCATCTTGTGCGACTATATTTGCGGTGAGAGAATGGGGCAAAATAAATGGTGCGGATTGATCCGATCATGGGTTATGTGGCGGCAGGCGCTCTTGCTATTGGCCTTACCGCCGGGTGGAAGGTCAAAGACTGGCAGTGCGATGCCGCGTATTCTGCGGTTCTGGAAAAAGCTGAGAAGCAGCGCCAGCAAATGCAAGGAAAAATAGATGAGGTTTCAACGCTCTACCAATCCGAACGAGATAAAGCCGATGTGGTGGTCGCCGGAGAAAAGCAAACCATCCGCGAGATATACAAGACTTTGCCTGCTGTTCCTGCTACTTGCGCTCCTGACCCTCGCCTTATCGGGTTGCTCGAAGGCGGCGTCAATCGCGCCAATGCCGCAGCCGCCAGCGAACCTAGCGAGTAACTGTCCGCCGCTTCCCTCGCCGCCAGCTACGCTTATTGATCCTGAGCGCGCTATATGGGAAGTCGATATATTAGCTAAATATGGTGACTGCGCGTTGCGTCACCGCCGAACAATAGAAGCATGGGAAGAGGCTGTAAAAATCCCCAAGAAGTGATATAAGACCTAAGACTTTAGGTACGGATAAAAACATGGCGCTAATTCCGATTAACATTCCTCCCGGCGTATATCGCAACGGCACTGAACTTCAGTCCGCTGGTCGGTGGTATGACGCCAACCTTGTGCGTTGGCATAATGGAACAATGCGCCCGATTGGTGGATGGCGCGTTCGTACCACGAGCGCCACAAACGGTGTACCGCGTTCTACAATCGCATGGCGTTCAAATGACAGCACACGCCGTCTTGGTGTAGGGACTAACACAAAACTCTACAGCATGACATCGGCAGGTGTTCTTGTTGACATTACGCCTACGGGATTTGTCACCGGCCCGGCTGACGGTAGCGACAACACCGGCTACGGCGACCTTACTTACGGAAGCTATACATACGGGACACCGCGTCCTGACATTAGCCCAGTTACCGAAGCAACTACATGGAGCCTCGATACTTGGGGCGAATACCTCGTGGCCTGCGCCACATCGGACGGCAAGCTGTACGAATGGCAGTTGGACGATGTTACGCCGGTCACCGTTGCTGCGCGGATTACTAACTCTCCCGCGAATTGTGTCGGCCTTTGCGTTACCGACGAGCGTTCGATCTTTGCGCTTGGTGCGGACGGCAACCCACGTAAGATTGCGTGGTGCGATCTTGAAGACAACACTGTCTGGACACCCTCGTCCACAAATCTGGCTGGCAGCTTTATCCTGACAACGCCGGGCAGCCTCATGTGCGCTCGTCGTGTTCGCGGCCAAACACTGGTTCTTACTGACGTAGACGCGCACGTTGCCCAATATGTGGGCTTGCCGTTCACCTATCAGTTCGAAACTGCAGGCCGCAACTGCGGTATTATCTCCCGCCAAGCTATCGCCGTTCTCGACAACATGGCCGTCTGGATGGGCAACCGTGGCTTCTTCATGTACGACGGCTATGTTAAGCCGATGCCGTCAGACGTAGAAGACTACATCTTCTCCGACATCAACAACTCTCAGCGTTCTAAGATTGTCTGTGTTCCAAATACAGAGTTTGGCGAAGTTTGGTGGTTCTACCCGTCCGCGTCTTCGACCGAGAACGACCGCTATGTCGTTTGGAATTTCCAAGAAAACCATTGGGCTATCGGTACACTGGCGCGCACTTGCGGCGTTGACAAGACCGTGTTCAACTACCCAATGTGGTGGTCGCCAAGCGGTGAAGTTTACGACCATGAGTTTGCGTTTGTCCGTCCCGGTGGCGGCGATGTGTTCGCCGAGACTGGGCCAATCCAGATTGGTGAAGGCGACCGTATTCTGCACATCAACGAGTTGATCCCAGACGAGCGGACACAGGGCGATGTGACGGCGACGTTCATTAAGAAGTATTACCCGAACGGGGAAGAGACAACCTACGGGCCGTACTCTCTAGACAACCCAACGTCGGTGCGCTTTAACGGACGGCAGATTAACATGCGCGTCGATGGCGCACGCAACGTCGATTGGCGGGTAGGCATCATGCGGCTTAACGCTATTCCGGGTGGGCGTCGATGACCCTTAGACTACCGCCCGCACCACTTGATTATAGTCAAGCGTATGAGGCGCAGCGCAATCGGCTGATCGAACTCAATGCCAACACCGCGTACACAAAGGGCCAAGATGTCGGCGTTTATAAACCCGCCAAGCTGATTGTCTCCGACGCCTCGTTCATTACGACGGACACGCACACTCCTTCCACCGGAAGCCTGTCATGGAATGCGCTAGACGCCACACTTGACCTTGGTATGGAATACGGCGTTGTTCAGCAGATCGGTCAAGAGACATACGCCCGCGTGCAGAACAGCACCGGCAGCACTCTTGCAAACGGAACGGTTGTCGGCTTCTCTGGCGTTGGCGCAAACAATGTTCTGTCGGTCACCAAGTATCTTGCGAATGGGGCGACGCCCACGCTCTACATCCTTGGCGTCCTGACGCACGACCTGCCTGACAGCGGCGAAGTTGGTTACTGCACGACATTCGGCCACGTTCGCGGGATCAACACAAGCGGCTTTAGCGTTGGGGATATTCTCTATGCCTCGCCTACTACAGCCGGGGCGTTTACAAACGTAAAGCCGACAGCGCCGGATAACGTGGTTCCAGTCGCGGCTGTGCTGAAGGTCGGCACGACGGACGGCGAGATATTTGTTCGGCCTGCGATTGAGCAGCAATACTATTTTGGCCAGTTCACCCACAACACGACAGTCACACCAGCCGCTGCGAACACAGCCTACGCGTTGGCGTGGGACACGACGGTGATCTCGGAAGGCGTCTCTTTAACCGGAAGCCCAACAACGCGCCTGACAGTGGCCCACAGCGGCCTCTACAACTTCGCCGCCCGCATCCAGTTCTCCGCCTCAAACTCAAACGCGAAGTCTGGCTGGATGTGGCTGAAGAAGAACGGTACGACAAACATCTCGTCAAGCACGGCGGTTGGTTCTTTGAAGGACAGTGGGGGTTATACTGTTCTCGCTATCAACGACTTCGTATCTCTGGCCGCAAACGATTATGTCGAATTGTTTTATGCGGTGGACGACACGGGGCTAAAGCCGACGACTGTTGCGGCAACGGCCTTTGCCCCATCCGCCCCAACAGCGCACGTTGCGATAACGCAGGTTCAGCAGTAATGGGCTGTCAATTTATTTTGTTTTGTGTTAATAACGAAGGATTAAGCGGCCCAACCGCACGGGGAATATAATGGCGACTACAACTACTACGCAAACTCAGGCGCTCAATCCTTTCATTCAGGATATTCTGGCGCGTAACTATGGGGCCGCACAGCAGGTCGCGGCCACTCCATATCAGGCGTATCAGGGGCCACGTATCGCAGGCTTCCGCCCCGCTGAAGAGCAGGCGTTTCAGACTGCGATCAACGCTGCAACCCAGCAAGTTGGGATGCCGCAACTTCAGCAAGCCACCCAAGTTGCTCAGCGTGCAGCCGGATATACGCCGCAGCAGTTCCAGCAAGATGTCTCCGGCTTCATGTCGCCGTTCCAGACCAACGTCATCGACGCCACGATGGC